ATCATTTTCTGTAGGTATTCCTGTTAAGGATGCTTTTAATTCGCCTGTCTTATTATCAAAGTAAATAAGTTTATAGTTTGGATTTTGTATGAACATTGTCCAACCTCCTAATCTAATTTCAACATAATCATCGAAATCAATTAATTTAGCATATAAAAATAGAAAGACTATAAAAAAATTAAAATAGCCTTTCTATATTATTTAATTACTGTGCATTATGCCAGTTCTCGGCGCCCCTCAAGGTATTCAAGTACAAGAAGGTCTGCTCTCAATAGCTTTAATAGACTTTTAGCCGCAGTTAAGTCATTATCTGTAAAATAAGACTGTAACGCTCTTGCCGTTTCGTCTGCACGTGCTTCCCTGTAAAAAGCGCCTGGATCTTTGAGATTACGACTAAACAAAGTTATTTGAGTTAGCAGACTTGCAAGCATAGTAGGTATCTCATTGTCTGCAACATCTTCCCTTACAATATTTGTATAGAGCTTTGAATTATTCTTGTTGTGCTTTTTGCGTAGTACTTCGTAAAACTCATTTACATTTACCCCATTATTTTTTACAATGAACTGTAGTACATCTAGAGGGATATTCGGAGCAATAAGAAGTCTTGTAATCATTGGATTTACATCAAGTCCCGTATCACCCAATTTTACTAGAATCGATACACAATCGTCTTTAGTTATCATATTTATTTCCTTTCAATATTTATTACTTATCGTTATTTGTCATGTCCATGCCGAGATCTTCTGGTGAAGGTAAGCTTTCATCTTCGACTAAAAATGAATCTTCATTTAGAACCATGCTGCCAGCTCCACTTGAGAAACTTTCCATAGGCACTTCTGAAGAGTTACCGAGGTCAATATTTTCTAAGTCAAGAGTTTCCATGCCTTCGCCCTCTCCACTACTTGCAGCCGACTCTTCCCCGCCGCTTGGTAGTGCGGGTGTGGCAGACTCTCCGCCAGATTCTCCGCCAGCTTCACTTCCACCGGCAGCCTCAGCAGCCTCAGCAGCCGCTGCTTGTTCTGCGGCTTCAGCTTCCGCCTTAGCTTTTTCTTTAGCTTCTTTAATTTCACCGTCAAGTTGTTCCATAACTTCATCACCAAGACCAAGTTGACCGACAACTGACTTTAGAATCTCAAGACGACGTGCTTTACTCTCAACATCACTAAACAGACTTTGAAGGTTACTAATAGCATTAATTCTATTTGTAAAGTCTTCACGATAGTCTTTTTCTTCTTGAGTAACTTGGGTTCTCATTTTTAGAGTAAAGTTATTAATATAGCTTCTGCAGCCTTTATTTAATAACATCAAGTTAATCATATCAGTAATTGCCTGCAGAATAGCGTTTTTAATATATTTAACTTTCTTAGCAAATACACTTGAAATAATAGCAAGTGAAGTACCACCGTTAAAACCTGTGGAATCTTCTGTCCATCCAAAAAATTGTTTTGGAATACCATAGTTAGAATAGAATTTGTTATTCCACCATTCAAGGTCAGCAAGTCCCTTAACGTCAACATCACCCCCAACCTGGCCTACTGTAATTGCACCATGGCCATTATGTGTTGCAGTGAAAATATTATTTTCAATAGGACCCGGGTTCGTATATTCAGACATTGACCCACTGCCCTTAGTAACGTCCATAGAAGATTTTTGTTCAAAGAGTTCCTTTACTCTACGTAGAACTTCACGAACCTTATTCTTTGGCATGTCACCAACTTCAACTTGAATATTTCTAAACACACTGGAACGTGTTACTCTATTTAGGATAGCGGAATCTTCAAGCAATGATTTTTCACGCCATGTTTTATAGGAGTCATAGAGTACAGATTTACCTCTACGTACTTTATAACAGCTTGAGTTTACCCCGGCATCATAGTCTTTTTGTGTTAAAAAGATGTCAACTTTTTCCGGGAATCTTGTGTTGTTATCTTCTAGGTAAGCATGTACAAAATCGTCTGCTTGATAAATATTAACATCATTTGACCGCATTTTATAGTTGACCATTGGCTGAGACGCAGTAACTGAGTAGCTTTGAAGAATATTATTAAGGTTAGTCTCATCCATAATAGGTACTTCTACGTAGCCATAAGTTTTACCATACTTAGTAAGCTCAAACATTGTACTCGGGTCATCAACCATTTCTACATAATAACTATAAGAGTCGTTACCGGAATGAATATTTAAGTTTACTTGCTCATCAAGAATTTGCTCGGCCTCTGCAGATTCATGTAAAATCGTTCTTTGGCTGTCTGCGGCCGCAACCTTGGTCTTATTAAAGATAGGATCATCATAGTCGGACTCACGATAGAGCTTTAGATATACATCGCCATACTTAATTAAACAGTACACCCATCCGTAAATATGCTTGTCAACATTAATAACATTAAGTAAATAGTTAACAAACTTACCAACATTCGGGTCAGTAGATTCACACCATACGACGTGGCCATTGTCAGAGGTCTCACAGACTTCTGCTGCAAAAGTACTAATAATCTGACTAACGGTAGAGTCCGCTGCCATAGTGTCGATCAGCTGATAAATCTGGTCACGTGAGTTAGATAATGCTGTAAAGTTTTCAAGTGAAGCAATATCTAGACCGCCATGTAGACCAGTATCTATAATATTATCTATCAGGGCTTTACTGGTATCGACACCTATTTTTGTGTTATTATCCAGAATAGTAGGTACGGCCTGAGCCCCTACTAAAGGATTTTTTGGTTTCTTAGTTTTTTGTTCAGCCATATTTTATAGCTCCTTTATAATGCAATGATACCATCACTAATATCATTATAATATATATAACTTTCTTGTTGCTGTTGACGTTCTATTTCATTACAGCGGTCTAATTCGGAATATACCTTTTCAAGTTCTTGTTGGAAAGTAGAAAGAATGTACATTTGATTAGTCTTATCAGTAGAAGTACTTTCTTCATTAACATCGAGCATCGTTTCAAGGTGATCGTCATAGGCATAAGAGAATTCTTCCGAGAACTGACTTGCGTTGTAAAGGGCACCGCAAACGGCGTCGGCCTGGTCTTTTGAGTTGACGCCTTCTTTAGTATGGTCAATGTGTCCATCAGATTTACGCTCTAGTCCGACAAGCTCATCAGTTAATAAGTCACACTTTGCATATAATATTAGTCTTCTTTCATATAAAGCAGTTTTAAGATATTGATACGGTAAACACATTGCTTTGCCATTTGGATCACGCGTTAACCGGTCCACAGAAAGAAGCATAGTTTTAAAGCCTTCTGCTTGTAAATCTTGGTGCATCTGAGAGGCACCCCAAGTATCTGAAGAAATACCTTTAATAGCAAATCCCTGCTCTCTAAGCCACCTTATAAATGCTCTATGTTTTGCAAAACTTATTTGAGAACCTTTTGGAGCCTGGATAGATACAGAAAATGCTAACTTATAATACAAATCATTTGAATCGTCTTGAATAACTCCAAGCCGGTCAATAACTGCCGCAGTATTTCCATCATAGCCATCTGTTAACAAATTGTTAGCATTTGTTTTTCTGCCCATAACCCATATGCCTGCAATACCAGTTTTGTCCCCGGATAGTGACATATCCAAGTGGATAAACAATGGTCTGGCTTTATCCTCCTCATTGACCACTGAAAGATCAAAGAAGTTTGCATACTGTAGATGATCTTCTGGGTCATTGCCAACAGTAATAACATCTTTAGTAAACGGATTAACGTAAGTTTTTACTTTGGCTTCATTTAATTTTACGCCTGATATATATTTTAGCGAGCTTGCAGTTGAAATACCGATAATAGAACAGATAGCTTCATCGATATTTAACTGAAAGGCCTCCAAGTAGCCCCACGGTACTTGCCATAATTGATAGCCTTTATTTCTATATTCCTCAAGTTCTTCCTCTGTAAGATTAAGAGGTAGAAGTTCATTTGCTAAGAATTTATTACCAACACCGACCCAGAACTTTCTAGGACTATCTTTACGTGGATCGACTACCCACTGTGGTTCATTGACTATCAAAGTAGTTTTGGAGTCATTCTTGATTTTATTATCAATATATTCGACTAAGAAGGACTGTTCTGTATCGGCGGAAGATGCAATGATATTGATAGTCGGTAAATAAGTACCGCGCATAAAACGAGAACGTTGACGGGCATCTATCTGCGTAATCAACTTCATCATCTTCTTTTTCTGTTTCTCAGGGTTAGTAAACACTGAGAAGTTAACCTCGTCTTCAAAAGAGGCAAATAGCGCACGACCAATAACTTGGTTATTGCTGGAGGCAGCAATAAGTTCAATATGTTTTTCTGGCCGGTAAACTAAGTTAGTCTTACCGTGCATTTTGCCATGGGCCATAAACCACTCACTAGATAAAAGCATTTGATTCATTTTATCCAATGCAACACCCTTAGCGTTGTCAATCGTAATGTTCATAAACGCGATTGATAGTTTATCAATCAACTGCATACCATAGTAAGTATATGGGTCTTTCAGGCACAGTAGCCGATATAACATATATAATAATATAAGGTCGGCTACCAGGGTATTATGAGTAACAATAAAGTCATTTGTTAGATAGAGATGCTCTTTATTATCGATATAAATACACTGACATTCTTGTTGATCAAGGTAGTCAATTGATTTAATATATCTATAAGGTTCCAGTGCCCTATCAGTCATTCTATTTAATTTACGAGATAATCTAAATGGTTTAATATTTTTTGGCAGCCTTATCGTAATAGTATAAGCTAACTTACCTTGTCTATACTCACCATATTTTTTATTATAATATTTTGTTTGTTTAGTGTGTATACGACAAGTGCCGCCTAATGACTGCACAAGAAATATAAAATCTGTTTTTAAGTCCTCGCTGACTGTGGTAAAACTTAAGTTAGATCCGTCTTTGGTTATATGACCATCTGTATCCATTAAGCCTTGTAATAAAGCAATACGAGTATCGACATCATTCATAAGATACTCTTTTGGAATATGCTTGTTTTTTGCTCCGACAGCTAGGCCATAGCTAGCTAAAGCTTGTGTATAGAAGTTCGGAGTAGGTCTGTGAATATGAGTACTGGGATTATACTCAGTCGTATTTCTCTGTTTACATATACTATATGCGTATGCAGCATTAAGTTTATGTAATTCATAGTTTGGCAGTAAGTTTTTTTGTATATTATCCAGTATCTCTTGATCAGCTGTAGCAAAAGAGGTACAGCCGTATCCTAAGCAGCCATCTCCTAGTAATACACCTAACAAATATGGATCAATAGAAATAGGTTGACTATTAAATTGTACTGGGGCTGTCATTGGTATTTTATAGCGATGTCCCATAGAATTGTGCAAATTCATAGAACCGTTTGCTAATTGTTTAGTTTCAACAGTAGCCCATTTCTTAGTTGTTATATTATAAACTGTCCACAGATGTTCATCACAGCATAATGTAGAAGT